TTGTTCGTCCGCGTCGTGAGCGAGCCGGCCTTGGCCGCGGGGACCGCCACGTCTTGCGGAGGTACGCCGCCCGAGGCGGACCGGTCGATGGTGGTCGAGATGGAGACGCCCGGCAGGCTGAGCGTCTGATTGCACTTGCCGGTAATTGCCATGAGTCAAGCTCCTTGTGTGTGAATGATTTGTAATGGGGTGGTCGCGCTATGCACGCATTACCCCCAGACCGGCGTGCGCTCCTCATCGGTCAGCACCGCCGTCACCTTGTAGCTGACGAACTCGGCGTTGTTTTCGTCGCGCCCAAACTCGGTGATGTACCAGTCCGCGTCGAGTCCCTCGCCGCCGGATGCCGTCGCCACGTCGAGCGCGTAGAGCGCGATCCGCGTATCGTTCATCGCGGCGTTCTTGACCGCCGCAAGGAAGTCGTCGCCCTCTTCGTCAACGATCTCGAAATTGAGCGTCGCCTCGGTGACCGTGACCTTCTTGGTCACATACTTGCGATGGCGTTTGACTCGCTCCGCGGTCCGCTTGCTGATCGCGAGCGACACGCTATCGACGTTCAGCGCCTCGCTCGTCGGCGTCGCGCCTGCGTCCCCATAGTAAAATTCCCCCTCAAGTCCGATTCTCAAATCGCCAGCGGCCATAGGGTGTCTCCTTTATGCCGGTGTGTTTGCCTTACTTGTTCCAGGCGTCGCGGATCATGCCAGGCAGCAACGGCGCCACCTGTGCCAGAGCCGGCCCCATCGTCGGGCGCGGCGGGTATGTGCTATGCAGCACGGACGGCCCATAGAGAGCCTCGTTGAGTTCGTTTGCGCGGCGAACTTGCGCGGGTGTGCGAAGCTTGCCGTAGACCACCGGATCAGTACCGGCACGAATGCCGATCATGTAGTCTTCTGTTATCGCGCTGATGGAAGATCGCTGTTTGCCGCGAGCGTGATGCGCTACCCTCATGCGGATTTCGCCGCTACCGCCAATCCGTCGTGTTCGGCGCCGCGGGTTCTTTTTCGTTTCGAATCCGCCGTACTCGTGCGTCTTCGCAATCCTGCGAATCCCAGCGCCGAACGCCGCCGATGGACCGATCACGACGGATTGCGTCGCCCTGTCGTAGCCGTAGAGGATCGAGCGTTGCAGGCCGTAATCGTGTTTGGCTTTCACCCCGCGCTGTTGCTTGTGCCTGTGCGGCGGCATCCCCGGCAGCGATGCCTTGCCTAGCGGACGCGCACGCATCGAGCGTTTGGCGGTCAGGCGGGTTGCTCCGCCGGCACGGTTGAGCGCGCGGAAGACGGCCTTGTTGGCTTGGCCGACGAGCTTCTGCCGATCGAAAAACATGTCGAACGAGACGGTCCCGAGGCGCGCACGGCCACGCCCGAGGTTCGCCACGCTCGCCATGTTTGCGCCGAACATTGCCACGCCTTTACTCCACCACCTGGACGGTCAATCGCTTAACTGATGTGAATTGGTCATCGAGCGCATACTCCCACGCATAAGCCGCGGGCATGTCCTCCACCTTGACGACGCGCGCCAGCGGCGATGTGAGCACCTGCCGCTGGCTGCCGGAAGCGTCAGCCTCGAATCGGTCAGCGAGTGCGTAGGACAGGTCAAGCAGCGGGTCCACCTGGTCGTTGTCGCGAAACTCGCATTTCCGCATGACGACGATGTCGATGGTGTAATGCCACTCGCTCTTGACGCGGCCGACCGGACCGACCCGCTCGCGCTTGAACGGGCGCACGCACACCTCAAGCGCGTCGCCGGCGGCCACGTAGTGCGGCCGGTAGGACCGCGTGGCCACGAACGGCAGCGGCCACTCATCCGCGTTGATGATCGCGGCCACGGCGTCGGCAAGTTCTCGGAGGCGTGCTTGACTCATGGGGTTAGCTGTCTATGCGTCGCTCCAGTGCTTGGTGTGAATCCGCAGCTCGTAGCCGTCGCTATCCGCCGGCTCCCACGGCTCGTCTCCGCCGATGAGGCTGACGAGGTACGTTTGACTGTTGCCTTCGCCGTCCGTGACGACGATCTTGTCGCCGGGTGACGGCGCGAATCGTGCCCCACGGTCGACGAGGTCGGCGGCAACGACGCACCAATCGATGTGCTTGGAGTCGACCGTCGCGTCGTCACCGCCACCTGCCGCGACAAACACCGCTGCCCGCCGCGCAGTCAGCGAGAGTTCCGCGCCGGTACTGGCACGGCAATAGGTCACCCGTTCGCCCCACATGGTCATGCGGAGCGAACGGGCGTGGTCTAGGAGCCCGGCGGCGCGGGACATGGCGGTATTGCCTTGAGCAGGTCGTCTGCCGTGAGGTTGCTTGCATCGAGCGTCACGTTGATTCGCCAGGCATCGCCCGGCAGAATCTCCACAGTCTGCGGGTCCACTTCACCCGCCTTGATTTGGCCGACGAGCGACAGGAGCTTGCGGTACTCCTCCAGGAGGTTCACGTACTCGTGGCGCTCGCGGCCGAGCACTTGGTAGGCGTCAAGTGTCATGGGTGATTACCCTGCCCCCGCGGAGAGCGTGAGCACGTTGCTATTGGCCCACACCTGGTCCTTGACCCCGGGGTCGGTGGTCGGAATGCCGACGAGCTTGAGCGTGCCAGCGGCGTACCCGATCGTGACGGCACACGCCTTGTCGGCGGCGATGTTGACGGCGCCATTGGCGCCGGTGCCATGAAGGGCTCCGCCCGTGATGTTCACCGCGCCGCCATTGCCGTTGCCTGCGGTCCCGGCACCACCCGCGATCGTGATCGCGCCGCCGTTGCCGCTCGTGGCCCCGCCAGCCCCGCCGGTGATTGCAACCGCGCCACCGGCACCCGTCGCACCGCCGGCCCCGCCGACAACGCTCGATGCGCCACCGGCGCCAGTGCCATTGCCGGCACCGCCGGTCAGGCTGGCGGCACCACCGGCCTTATTCGTGTCGCCCTTGCCGCCGGCGATCGCGACCGCACCACCGGCCGCTCCGGCCGCGCCGGCAATGCCTGCGATGCCGAGCGACGAATCGCCGCCAGTGATGCCGGTCGTGATGATCGGGTCGTTGTTCACCAACGTTGACACACGCTTGATCGCGTTGATTCGCACGCGGACGTAAGAGGCTTCGGCCGCGGCGTCCGCCACGGCAACGCCCATGAGGTTCCCGGTCGCACTGTCGGCGGCCCCGGACCCCGCGTCTCCAGAAACCGGGGACGCGTCGTTGTCCCAGTAGACCGTGTCGCCGGCGGTGAATGCGTCCGAGGTCTTGGGCAGGTCGAACACGCCAACGCACGACAGCGCGCCGAGCACGCCGGCGGGGATCGCCACAGGCGCGACGAGAGGGATGGTGCCGAGTTCGACCACGTCGCCGGCTGCCACGGCAGACGCGGGCGTGTAGTCGATCGTCTTTCCATCATGGACGAATTTTGCAGGGGTTTGAGCCATAGCTCGAATCTCCTTTGTGGAGGTGGTTGTGTTGGGGTAAACGCGTTGTTGTGCTCCGAATGAAGCGAAACGACTAGGCGGTCGCCTTGACGCTCGCGCGGTATTCTGTCATCGCCGCGCCGAAATCGTGGTAGCCGCGGAACTGAATGCCGAGCGTGTTGAAATCGGCGTCGGCCGATTCGATCGTCGGGGACTGCCGGCCGTTCAGGAAGCACATCACGGCCGAGGCGAGGATCGACGGGTTGGCCAGCATGAACCAGGTCGTCGCCGAATTGCCGGTGTAGGCGGAATTGCCCAGTTCCGGCACGACAACCGGCGTGAACTTGTTCTGGTATATGTTGGTCGTCATCACCGTCTTGTTGGCGGTCGTGTCCCGCATTTCCTGCGAGGCGTAGAGCTTCCGCGCGGTGAACTCCAGGTCGGTCGGCACGAGGATGAACTCGGGTTCGAGGTTCATCATGTTGCCATCCGGCCCGGCCATGTCGCGGAAGGCTTTGATGGCTTTGGCCAAGCCGGCTTCGCCGAGCGCGGCGCTGGTGACGAGGTTGCCCCTGGCGGTCGCCCAGAAAGTGCCGGCGTTGCTGGTCGCGAGCCAGAGCGTCCAGAACACCTTGTTCATCTTGATCGCGGCGCCGAGACCGAGCCGCTGCCTCAGGTCGTTGAACGCGCCGAGGTCATCGTTGATAATGTCCTTGCGCGTGAGCGCCAGCATCTTGGCGTAGGTCTTGGCCTCCATCGTGTAGCTTTCCTGCGAGACCGAGCCGTGCTTGATCTCGCCGGCCGCTCCGACTTCCTCGTATTCGAGCGAGGCGTTGAGGCGGAATGCGGTGACCTGCTTGAAGTCGCTCACCGTCCGAACGGCGGCCACCTGCCGCCAGCTCTGCGGGATCGACAAGAATCCATCGAGCAGAATCTTGTTGCCGGTTGTCGTGAGCAGCGTGGTCAGCGAGTGCGTGCTGAACGCGGCCTGAATCACCTGCCGCACGTTCGACGGCGTGATCTTCTGCCGGCCGTCGTAACCGCCCATCCGCGCGTGAGCGAGCAACAACTCCTGCAAGCCGATGCCGTCGCGGTAGTACTTGTCTGCCGCTTCGAGCACGTCGCCGCTGAAATGCTTCTCGGCGTTTTGCAGGCCGGCCGAACGCGCGAACGCGGCCTCGATCACTTCGTGGCGGCCATCGAGCCCGGAGTGCGAATGCCCCGCAGGAGCCTTCGGCCGCTCGGCTCGCAGCACCTCCAACTCGGCGCGCTCATGCGTCCACCCCTCGGCAATCGCCTTCGCCTCGATGGCGGGGTGCTTGCCATTGCAAGCCTCGGCGATCTTTGCTACGCGCGTTTTCTCGGCGGCCAGCGCCTCGCGCATGTCAGCCGTCGCCTTGGCGATGGGATCGACCGGAGGAGGGTCGGCGGGCGCCGGAGGCGGCGCGGGAGGCTCGGGTGCGTTCTCACCATCGAAAGCGGCCTTGAGCGTCGCGGCCTGCTTCTCGGTCAGTTCATCCGGCTCGAATCCCTTTGCTTCGAGCCACTCGCGAAACTTCTTTTCCATCGGAATCTCCTTGTGGCTCGCGGCCACGGAAACAGACGTTCTTGGGTCAGCCGCGATCGGGACGAAAGAAATCTCGCCCAGAACTCCGGCACGAATGATGTTGATGGGGCCTTTCCACGTTTTGCCGTTGGCCTTTGCGGTCGCGCCCTCTTCGACGAATTCGCGGCTTCGCGGCACCACGCCGACGGACGCCTTCCACGGGAAGCCGTTGGCCGCCGCGGCTGCGACTTCCTTTGCCGCGTCACCGCCCCCGGAAATCACCCCAGAGAGCTTGACGCGTTGTGCCGTGATTTCGGCCTTGCCGTGGCCGACGATTTGGCTCGTGTCATGGCCGAGCAAGACGGGGATTTCATCGTTCGACGCAACGAGGCCGGCCAGGTCGATCACGACCGGTCGCCAGTAGGCCGCAACCTCCATCGAACCGCCGGTGTAGGCGAGCATCGCGAATTGCTTCAGTGACGGTTTGCCGTCCTCTGCCGCCGCCTCGATCCACTCGACGGGTGCGCTGCATTGCACGATGGATGTTTCGCTTTCAATCGCCGGCTCGCGCTTGGCGGCCGCACGCAGCACTCGCTCGCGCGTCAACTCACTCGGCATCCACATTGGTTTTGCCTTTCTTCGCGTTGGATTGATTCGCACCAGGCTGGTTTACTCCAGGCTGGCCTGGCGGGGGGAACAGTTTGTCGGCCATGCGGCGGCGGTATTCGTCAACCGTCATTCCCAACGCCTTCGCCTGCGCCTGCTGCTCGTTCTCGTAGTCAAGGCCCATCTCGGCGAAGAGTGACGGGTAACTGATTTGCCCCGTTTCGAGCATCGCGGCTTTGGCACGCGCCGCCTTCTCCGGGTCGATGTCTTCGGTCCCGTCCCAGAAAATGACCACGACCCACTCGCTAAATGGCCGCACATTGGCCCGTAGCGCTGCGGGAACGGCATAGCGTTTCTCTCGCCACCACTCCGCGAAGATGCGGCGTACCTCGGGGTTCCAATCGAGATCGCGCTCGATTCGCACGGCGCGCTTAAACCCCAGGCGTGTCAACTTCCCCGACGCGAAATTCTCGTCGCTCGAATCAGCGGCTCCGACCGAGTAGGGCATACACACACAAGCGAACGCCTCGGCCAGGCTGGTCTTGATAAAGTCGGTGTGCGTCGAGCTTGGTTGCTTCGGGTCGGGTTGGAATAAGTCGGTGTCCGCCGGCAAAACCGAAATCATTCCACGCTCGATGTCGAACACGTCGAACGCCGTGTATTCGGACGGCTCGCCTTGCGTGGTTCCGCTCAGGATTGCGCCACCGTCCTCCGGATGCCGCGTCTTGAGCAGCAGCGTGATTTCGGCCACGTTCTCGGCGGATTGAAGCACGGCCAGCGTGTAGCGGCGGAGCCGGCTGAAGATTGGCAGCGCTGGCGTGAGTTCAGGAATGCCGCGATGCTGGCCTGGCCGGTCGCGCCGGAATACATGAATCACCTCGTCAACGCTCGGCGGCGGCGAGACTTCCTCGTCGAACCGCGCGCCGTACTGCTCGCCGCCGGGATGGTATTTCAGCACGTGGTAGCGAGCCGGGTTGTCGTTTTCGTCCAGGTCGATGCCGTCGATCTGGTCCGGCGCAAGAAGAATTCCAGGCGTCGCCAACTGCTCGGTCTCAATCGGCCGCAGGTCGAGCTGCACGTCGCCGCGGAGCAGGGGGT